CTCGCGCTACATCACTGACCCCGTTGCCAGTCCGACTACGAGCAAGGGCGGCAAGACCCCGGCGCCCGTGCCAACGCTGTTCCCTAAGCGCCCGACGCGGCGCAACACCAGCATCCAGCCGCGCCCCTTTCACAGCTACGTCGTCATCCAAGGCGATCGCTTCGACATCCTCGCCAGCCGCTTCCTGGGAAGTGCCTTGCTGTGGTGGGAGATCGCCGACATGAACCCCGAGATCTTCTTCCCCTTCGACGATCTCGCGCCCGGCTCCGTCATCCGTATCCCTGACTCCCGCGTTGCCAGCTACACGGTCACGAGCCAGACGTTCGTGCCCCAGGTCTTCGCTCGCGTCTTCGATGCCCAGAGCCTGCCGACGTCATGACGATCGAGGTCTCGTTCCCGTTGTCTGGGGACATCGCCTTCACGACCTCGGTGAGCATCATCGAGGCTGAGTACCAGCACTCGGTGGTGAGCTTGGATCTGCCCGGCAGCCAAGCCGGGCAGGACTTCGTGCACGGCACCCCGGTGCACATTCACTTCAGCGGCTATCGGGGAGACCCGGCCGAGTGGTACGGCTACGTGGACACCGTCAGGCAGAGCACGAATCGCACGCATCAGTCGCAGTCCTCGGCGGTGTGCGTTGGCATGACCTACCCACTCAAGGAGCAGCGCCAGGACGTCTGGTCCAACGCCACTGGGGACGGTGTCGCTGAGGCCATGGCAGCGCGCTGGCGGCTCGGCGTAGACCTCGAACCCAGCGATCGCGTGTGGCCCAGCCTTGCCCAGGCAGGCATGAGTGACTGGGCCTTGTTGGTCACGCTGGCCCACGACCTCGGGTACACGCTCTACTCGCGCGGGCCGTTGCTGTGCTTCTACACCCGTGCCCGAGACCTCAGCGCCTACGGCGATGTCGCACCCATCTTCGAGTACACCGCACAGCAGACCAACACCGACATCATCGAGTTCGAGCCGCAGAGTAGCGCCTCTCAGATCGCCAACAACCAGAACCAGCTCACTACCGTGGACAGCACCGGGGCCGTCGTGCAGTTCGCCAACGCCGATGGCACCGGGTCGATCCTCGGCAGCATCGACACCCTGCCGAACTTCACCTCCGTGAACATGACCACGGCCACGGATGCCCAAGAGGCATCGCAGATCCTGCTCGCCCAGATCGAGGACAACCGCTTCCACATCCGCGCCAAGGCCAGGCTGCGCGGCGATACCCGGCTACGTCCAGCGCTGCCGATCTACCTCGCTGGGCTACCTGCCCAATGGAACGGGCAGTGGTTCGTGCTTCAGGTGACCCACCAGCTAGCTCCTAGGACCAACCAGTCCACCGGTCTCGACACCTACTACTGCGACGTCCTCATCGGGCGCGATGGCATGGGCCCCTCGACCGCCATCCCCGCACAGGGCGACGTCAACTTCAGTGACGGCGTCACCGCCGAGATCGGTCCCACGGGGCTCTGGCAGTGCGGTCCATTCGTGCAGACCCCGGAAGAGGCACCCCCACCGGACTTCGTCCTAGAGAGGCTGGCAGCTCGTGGCCTCTAGTAGTCACCCTGGCGTCTACAAGGCGATCGTCATCAGCAACACCAGCTCGACGCTCGGCGTCCAGGTGCCGCAGCTGTTTGGCACTGCGGTGATCACAGCCGCGCCACTCACAACCCCTGGAACCTCAGTGGTTCCGGCGATTGGCTCTCAGGTCTGGGTTGCCTTCCAGAACGGCGAGGGGCGCTTCCCGGTCTGGCTCGGGGCGGTATCGCCAGGGCAGGCCAGCCAGACCATGATCGGCGCGCCAGGACAGACCACGCTCACGGTCCAGGCGGGCGTCCCTGACACCACCCTGCACCCCATCCAGCTGTGGAACGACTACCTGACCAACCCGATCATGTGGCTCGCCAATGCTGGCGGCCTGCATCTCACTGACAACCTGCGCTTGGATCAGTCCGTCTTCGGTCCCACCAACTTCTCAGCTGACATCTACGGCTATGTCGTGGAACGGGGTGCGGCGACCTTCCATCACGCGGGCGCCCCTGGCAACACCTTCGATATGGCGACCGCCACGGGAGAGACCTTCCAAGGCAACCGGGGGCCATCGATCGGCAACTGGAACAGCAACTTCGGTGCCACTGGCATCACAGCGGTCGCCAACCCGTTCACCACCAACCCCGGTGAGACCTTCAACATCATCCAGCTCACCCAAGGCATCGGGACCAACATGGTGGCGCTCACTGCGACCACCCTCGCGCAGTCAACCCCTTGCGTTGCAGGCAACTACGTCAAGGCCGTCTGCTCAATGCGGGCCGCCACTACGACGCGCGCTGTCACGCCGTACATCCTCTGGATGGACTCGGGCGGCGGCACCACATTGGGCAGCGTTACAGGCACGCCGGTCTCGGTGACCGCAGGAGCGTGGGTCACGCTCAGCGTCGGCGGCACCGCACCGGTAGGGACCAACGGCGCCTTCCTCCAGCTGGGCGCCAGCTCGATGGGCGCGGCCGAGATCGACTACGTCACGGCAGCAGGCATCTGGGTAGACACCCGCACAGTGAGCGCTGCAGACCCCAACCCCGAGAACATCTGGTCACCCTCGTTCACCGGGCAGAACGACGGAGTCAACGGCTGGCTGTATGTCAAGCCCGGAGACACCTACATTCGAACGGATGCGGTGGCAACGTCGGGTAAGCGAATCTACATGTTTGACGGCACTTTCGGCACCTACTACCTACCCCGCCAGGTAGGTGCTCCGGGCTCTACTTCCGCACCGCGCTGGGTCTCAGTGGCCTGAGGTCAGACCTCGTTCACTGGGACGCCGATGCGCCTGACTCAGCAAGGTTGTCGATGTGAGTGTGATGCTGGCGCTGCCCTTCCGTGTCGATGAATCAGGCTCCATCGCGACTACTTCAGACCCCAACCAGCAACTCACCCACCGGGTGTTCTCAGTCTTGGCCACTCAGCTCGGCGACCGCGTCATGCGCCCCGACTATGGCTGGGACTTCAACCGCTTCCTCTTCGAACCCATCGGCCTGCTTGACGAGAAGCGGATGCTCACGCTGGCCAACCAAGCCTTGGTGAACTGGGAAGCGGGCGCTCAACTGGTCGGCCTGAAGGTCCAGCAGACCGATGAGGCCGAGGTACGCGTCTCGCTCTACTACCAACCCACCGGAAGCGGCACCATCGCCACGGGTGAGCTGAGCTTTGGCACCAACGACAGCGGCGGCGTCTTCACCACGGTGCTCGTCGAAGACCTCAGCAATAGCAACAGCGCTAGGGGCTGACAATGGTCAACCTTCCGATTGACTACACCTCGCGCGACTATGTCTCGATCCGCGCTGACATGATCAGCCAGATCGAACAGCGGCTGCCCGAATGGACCAGCCGCAGCCCCAACGACTTCGGCATCGTGCTGTTGGAGATGTTCGCGCACATCGCCGACTCGATGCACTACTACGCCGACCGCGTCGCCAACGAAAGCTTCCTGTCGACCGCAACGCAGCGCTCCAGCGTGCTGGAGATCGCCCGACTGCTGGACTACCAGCCCAACGGCAACGCTGCTGCCAGCGTGCAGATGACGTTCAGCAACAGCACCGGCTCTGCGCTCCTCGTCCCGCAGCGCACCCGCGTCGGCACCACCGCCACGAGGATCCCCGCGCCGCCGGGACCAGGGCGCGCATACCTGCGCTCGTCGTCGGCGTCCGTGGTCTTCGAGACCGACGCTGCTGTCACGGTCCCGGCGAACAGCTCGGCAGCCGTCACGGCCACCGAGGGCATCGGCATCGTTGGCGAGGCAGTGGCTAACAGTGACGGGACCGCCAACCAGGACTGGGATCTCTACTACTCGCCCGTGGTCGACGGCTCGGTCGTGGTCTCCGTCAACGGCACCCAGTGGCAGAACTTCGACCACCTCATCGACGCCGATGACACCAGCCCGGCCTACACCCTCTACACCGACGCCACTGGGTTCACCCACATCGTGTTCGGCGACGACGTCAACGGCTCGATCCCACCCTCAGGGGCAGCCATCACCGCCGACTACCGCGTCGGCGGCGGCTCCATCGGCAACGTGCTCGCCAACACTCTCACCCGCATCCTTACCCCAGTGCCCGCTGGCATCACAGCCATCAACCTCAACCAGGACGCCGAGGGCGGATCCGACGCCGACACCATCGCCGCCATCAAGGTCAACGCACCTCGGAGCCTGTACACCCTCGACCGCGCTGTCTCGGCCCGCGACTACGCCCAGCTCGCGCTGCGCGTGACCGGCGTCGGCAAGGCAGTGCTGGGCCCGCAGACCACCTACAACAGCGCCGTGCTGTACATGGCCCCCTCGGGTGGGGGAGGGCTCATGCCCGACGGTGTGACGCCCACGCCTGCATGGTTCGCCCTACGCGACGCGCTCGATGAGTACATGATCGATCGCATCCCGGCGTCGAGCACGCTGACGATCCTGCCGCCTCAATACGTCACCGTCACGGGCGTCTTCAACGTGGTGGTGGCCAAGAACTACCCCCAGGAGGCGACCCGCCTCGCGTGCTACAGCGCGCTGGATGCCTTGCTGTCGTTCGACAATGTCACCTTCGGCGACACCCTGTCCCAGGGCGACTTCCTCAAGGCGATCCTGTCCGTGCCAGGCATCGTGCGCGTCAGCGCCTCGAACCTCGCCATCAACGCGGTCGGTGGAACCTTCGTCCAGATCGAGAGCTTCGATGCCGTGCCCGTCGGAGCCACTGG